AAGCAACTTGAAGTCATGAGCATCCACTTTGCCATTCTTGTTGGCATCAATCTTGTGTTGATTGCCAACCAAGGCTTCGTCAACTTCTTCTGCTTCACAATCTGCGCATTCATTGGTGTTGAACATTGATGAAGAAACTTCAGCTTTCTTTACATCAAGTAATGCATCAATTTTATGTTGTAACAATGAACTAAAAATACTATTGGCTTCTACATGATTGCCGGCGTCGATGTTATCAATTAAATCTAAAATTGCTTCGTTAATATCTGACATTTGAATATCCTCTTTTATTTGTGTAGCAGGGCGTGTTTTAGAAACATGAATGGTGTGAGGGCGAGAATCTGCATCCATAGGTTGGATATTGATGTGTCCTGCAAGGGCGGCATTCTTATTTCCGTCGTGACGATATATTACTTTACCTGTAACTTTCTTTCCTTTATGAGTGAAAGAAACGGTATCACCTATCTTAACTTCATTTAGCTCCATTCTTTTTCTCCGGTGGGGCGGGGAAAGGAGATCCCTTGGGTAATATGTTGCCAGGTTTATTTGGGTCTTCTAATGGTTCAGAGTAATCCATTCCAGCCGATGCTGCTTTTTCATTTTCTGAATCCATTTGTTTAATTTCATCATCAGTTAACCGTAGCACATTCTTTTGAATATAACTCTTACTTACATATTTACCATCAAAGTCTGCAAGTTGCGATAATAATTCAATACGGGATCGCAACAATTCTTGATCTTTACTTTCAGAATAATAGGCATCTTGGGCAAATTGATATTTAATATCTTCCTTGAGTTCTTCCCAATCAGCTTCCGTGGTAACGCCTTTTAACACAAGTTGTGTTTTTAATAAATCATCAAACATACGCGAGAATTGTCGGCGTAGTTTATTGATAAATTTTGTGAACTTCAACTCATCTCGATTAATTTCAGCGGCACGTCCAAAGTTTAATCCTGATTGTTGCTGTAAACGAGAAACAGGAACATATAAACTTTCATATAACTTACGTTGGAAGTATTCAATATCGGCAATTTCACCGAGATTTTGCCCGCCTGGTAGAGTATCAATTTCAGTACCCTTACCCCCTTCACGCCGAGGCAACCAAAAATCTTCCAACAAACTCATCGTCTTTTTATCATCACGAATCTCGCCTGTGTTGGCATCATACACCAACTTATTACGATAACGATTCATGATGTCCTTGATGTATTGCTCCGCCTTCAACTTAGGAAGGTTACCCACATCAATATAGAAAATTCTGCGTTCAGGTGCTCTTGCTAAACGATAGATGACAAGAGCATTTTCCATCATGCGCAGTTGATTTGCGGTTTTAATGGCTTTATGTAAATAGCTTAATATCATGTTGTTATCTACATCAACTAATCCTGATGAAACATAACAAATGGCATCTTTTGTAATCTTTAATCCTTGCGTGGAACTTGGATTCATTTGAGCAACAGGAGTAGACAGCACTCCTTTTTCATTATATACGAAAAATTCTTCCACCTTACGAACAAATTCAACGCCTGTATTTTTTTCAGTTTCTTTGATGATGTTTCTGACTTTCTTGATTTTTCTAGGATCAATGTAACGAATGTCAGTTAACCCTTGTCTAGGTTTTTCTACATCTACAACTTTGTGAAAATACAAACGGCCATCTACATACCAGCGTCGAAAATAATCGTGTGCTCGATGTTTAAAATCAAGAATTTGTAAAATATTAACAAATTCTTCTTTAATTGCCTTTTTAATTGAATCAGGTGCCTTCACATCATCTAAATTAATATCAATAGGATCTTCATCCTCTACATTGGCAATAGATTCATTAATAATATCGTCAATGGCACTATCAACATCTGCCATTAAAGAAATGGTCCGATAGCGTTGAATTAAATCTGATTCATTTTTTGCTGCATTATCCAGGTCGAGGTAGGTACCATAGTACCCACCTGCCCGGACAGTATCAAGAGCACCATCGTCGGAAGGAGGCACGAAACTAATTTCATTTCGTGTGGGCTCCTTCCGCTTGATGCTATATCCAAAAATATCCATAATATTTTTACCTTACCAAAGATTAAACAGGTGTTACATCAAAATGCGAATATTGGAACGTCACGGTGAATTCTGAAATCACATCATTTTGACTATATGCTAATGCAATTTCCGACACGTTGATTGGAAAAGCGTTACGAATTTCGTAACTACGAAGTGTAACGTCATTTCTATCTAATTGCCTTACTTGCAAATCACATTGATATGCCGCAGGGGTCAATAGACCGCCATTGTTTACACGATCATTCATCACATTTGTCCAGCGTTCGAAGTATGAACGCATTCTCATTGAGGTATCATTAATGATTGTGACTGTCCATGGATCAAAGATGCGTTCTCCTGCCATCTTGACTTCACGACCACGATACTGAACAATGGTTGGGTTAACGTTTGAAGCGGGTAGAGCAGCTGCCGTTACTAGTAACGAGTCATCGGAAGCTGCTACACCTACTACTGCAGGCCAAGTAAGTGTTACCAAAAATTGATTTGGACGAGCACCACCTGCGCCTAACTTATTTCTAAATTGGGTAATATCCATTTGTGTCTATCTCCTAGAAGTTATTTAGTTTAGGCGCCGACGACTTCTTCAAAGCTCACGCCTGTGCGTGTTGCGATGAAGTTTAGCTGCATGAAGTTAATGGAACGAGAGGGCTTAATGAAGATGTCAGCTACGAATTCGTTACGGTCAATGACTTCGCCTGTGTTATTTGTTTCGTCACATACAACGCGGAAGTCATATATACCACGCCGACCACGCACATCACGCAAGAACGGCTCAACTAAGTTACGGAACTGAGCACGGGTGAATGCATCGTTGAATTCAAACAATTGATACTTGCCTGCCGTGGCAATTGCCTTTTCTAACACGATGAACAAACGACGAACGTTAATTCGGTCGAACGCTGATGGCTTGTCAAGAAGTGTCTTGTCACCAAACAACACGGTTCCTTCACCTGGGAATGATACAACTGGGTTGATACCATTCTTATATAGTTCATCTCGGTCTGTCTTGTTTGGTGAGTATGCCAACTTCACAACGTTCTTGATTTGTCCACGATTTAATCCGCCTGGTGAGAACCAAGGATCGGCAATGGTATCAGTACGAGCACAGAGACCTGCAATGTCGGCGTTCAAAGGAATCCACCGATACAAGTCATTATACTTGTCGTATTGATACTTCCAACCTGAGTCCATGACACCATATGATGTATTGACATTTAATGTGGACTGACGATCTGTGATAATGTCATCGGCTTCATCTCCTGAATTATTCAAAACAGATGCCAAGAGAGGTGAAACAAATCCTACACAATCCATACGTGATTGTGCAACTTGAATCATGTATTGTCCCACTGCTAATGAATTGGGGCCGTTGAATAGAAGATTTACATCAACAATTTCTGCATTGGCAAATAAGTCCCAACCTAGTTGAAGTGCTCCAGTTGTAGGAGCGTCGTCTGTAACACCGCCGGACAATGACCAATTAGATGAACCTAATCCGTCGTATGTGATTGATGAAGATGCAGCACTGCCCCAGTTTGTGCCAGCCACGTGATCCATCCAGGTAATATACCGTGAACCACGTAATACATCACGATAGAAGGCATTTGAACCGTCTGTACTTTTGACATCGCCCCCCTTTGATGTAAAGGCGAACTTTTCTAACACGGTATTGGGTGTACCTGTCCATAGACCATCTTCATCGACAACCACAATGTGCATTTCATCGTTTGCATTTGCGTTGCCTAGTGATACTAGGTAATCGGATGTTCCTGGAGCAACATCAAATGATGATTTATATGCCCAAGCTCCGAATCCTGATGAGTCACATGCTGACACCTTTAATGAGTTTCCTAAAACTCCTGGGAACTTGGCGGCATATTCACCGACCGCTCCTGCACCTGTTGAATATTGTGCCTCCCATTGGTCTTCGTTTTTAATAAGAATTGCGGTGCCTGATGTTACCGCATTTCTTGCTGCGGTGCCTACTGCACGCACCACCTTTAAGTTATTGCCATATGCCAAGAAATTAGCTGCCGAGAACCAGCTAGCGGCAACTGTGGTGTTTGGCTTGGCAAATGTTTTAGTAAGTTCAGTTTCGTTGCTAATGGTTGTAATTTTTTCTACTGGGCCCCATTGGAAGGCTCCCACGTAGCCCCCTATTGATGTGGCAACAGCAGGAACGATACCTGTTAGGTCTTTTTCGACTACAAGTACGCCTGGTGATAATTGAAATGCCATTTTATTCTCCTGTTAGTGATTGAAATCTTAATAGTATTTTCAGGGCGTGATTACACTACGGTTTATAATATTTATAACTTTACATACTTTCAAAATATTAATCTTTATAAAGATGGTTCCATGGTAAAGATTTGTCGGTTGACCATGCAATATTGCCATCAACAAATACACTGTCTGAAGATCCGTCATCTATAAATCCAAACGGAGTCAACTCATCTTCAATTTGAGTCATTTGTTGTTTGTAAATTCTCTCACGCACATTAATGTCTGTGAGTTCACGGAAATATTGATTAGTTGTGAGCCAGCCAAATAGTACTAAAGTCATCACTAAATCATCATGATATCCTTCATCTGCTACGAATGTGCCATTTTTTTCAATGAAGGTTGAAAATTCATGGATGGTTTCGGCATCAAATATATTTAGTTTTTTCTCCTCGAGGAGAGATTTAATAGCGAAACATCCTTGTCGTTTCACCGACTTTGTTGTTCTAACTCCCATTGTGGTTGATTTAGCAAATCCTGGACTAATATATGTCTGTTTGTTTTCTTGTAGGGTACACAATATATTTTCATATTCATGTTCACTATGGATAATGTCTGAAATTTGTCCGCCAATATCATTGGTCTCTACAAGTATATATGCATTATTGTAATCCTTTGCTGCTTTTACAATAACATCTGGAAAAAGCATTGGAGAAATTGTATTGTTTTTAAATTTGCCCACAAGTGTATATGGCATATCTGTGACATCAACAATGGTGAAAGCGGAATAATCTCCTCCTACGCCTCGTGAAACGTCAACGGTAATAACATATAATTTATCCTTTTGTGGCTCATTATATATAGACAACCCCATTTCATTATAAAATATAGGATCCATGCTACTCATATGTGCCAAAGTAGACCCGTTGATTAAGGTGTTAGTTGACCCTAAAAATTGACAGAGAACTTCTTGATTAAATTTCACCTCGCCCAGTGTTTTACGTTGTTCTTCTGCCCATGCTTCATCACGCCCAGGGATTTCCCAGTAGGGAATAAAATGATGAACGAACCCATTTTTTCCTTTTTCAGCTTCATTCCAAAACTTCCAGAAGTGATTATATCCTAAAGGAGTTGATGTTAATAAAATCTTCGTAGTTTTACCTGCAGAAATTGTGGGATATACTGACGCGAAAAATTGGTCTGCAATGTTGTTAGGAATGATGGCAGCTTCGTCAATATACAACCAGTTCACAGATTTGCCTCGAATACCTGAGCCTGTTGTAGCTGCGGTAAATACTTTACTGCCGTTTTCAAGTTCAACATTACCCTTGTTCCAAGTACGTACACCTTGCTGCATCCACATAGGTAGATGTTCATACATGATTTGATACCGATCCAACACTTCACGCGCCGCAGATCCTTTGTTTGCTAAAATGGCAACTGTTTTACTTTCTTGGAATAAGGTATACCATAAAATACAGGCAGCCGAAGTAATAGTTTTACCTTGCTGTCTACCTTCCATTAACACAACTTTTCTATTTCCTAATATAATATTAACTTTGTTTCTCTGACAATCATACAACTTGAACAATTTAAGACCATGGTCAAGTGTGACAATATGACAGTAGTTCTCAATAAAGTGAATAGGATCTTTTTGACATCTGGCAATTTCTTGAATTTCTTCAGGAGTAAATTGATGTTGATGTCCAATAGATTTTAAATTAGGATTGCCATGATACGAGTTATTTTCTTCAGTCATTTACATCTTGTAT